CATGTATAGGGCTGCGCCACGCCGCTGGCATCGAGGCCCGCATCATCGAGCCACACCCATGAGGTGCCGCCCTTCTCGTTATCCTCGGCGGTGAAGCGATAGCTGAGACCATTGCGCGCCACCTCCGCCGAGGTGATCATCCAATATCCCTCGCGCGGCGCGCCGGTATAGTCCACGTCGAGATAATGCTGGATCGCCACGATCGAGCCCGTCCACAGGCTACCGATGTCCTTGGCCGATAGCTCAAAGGTGACCTCCTTGCGCACGTCCGAAAACCGCGCGAGGTAGTTTTGCGCCAGCGCATTGGCGATCGCCTGGGTGGGCACAAAGCGGCAGAATAGCTCGCGCACCTGGGGCTCGCCGCCATACTGGATTTGTTTGTTGACGTCGATCCATGCAGAAACGCGGGCATAGTTGGTCTTTTCGGTGACGGCGGCTACCGGCGTGCGCTGCTCATAGTAAACATGGACCTGTGAGGCGCGTTGCTCGGGATATTCCTTCACCACGAAGGAACCGGCAACGATAGCGTCATCCTCGGTCAGGAGATAGGGCGACTCCTCGGGGCGGATGGCGCGGAGCATGATCTGTTGCGTGCGCTCATCCCACCACACGTTTGAGAGCGATTGCAGGCACACCTCGCCGGCAAGGTCATCGATCGAGGTGGGATCAACGATAAAGGCCGTGAAGTTGTAATCGTTGCGATAGGTGTTTTTTTCGAGCGTCCATGCGTCATAGTCGATGTAATTGGCCGGGATGCCGCCCCAGGTCACAAAGAGGTCATAGAGGATTTCTTGAAACCCTGCCGAACTGTAATAGATCGCCCGCTGCACGCGGCTCGTTGCCTTGTGCGCCGCCGCCGTGGTGTTGGCGCTCGCCCGCGTGAGGTTGGTGAAATAGACGTTGCCGCTGTCGGTGCCATGGCGTTGGGTATATTGGATCACCTCGTCATCGATGCGCACATAGCCCGTGTCGGGATAGTCCTCCACGAGCGCGCCGGCCACCGTGAAATTGGTAGCCGATGAGGTGATATCGGCGGCAAGCTCGCCCGAGGAAACATAGGGCGCGGTGATCTTGGTATCGGTGATCTTGCGCAGCACATCCTTGGCGGTGATCGAAACCCCGTCGCGGCCATAGTCGATCCGCTCGATCACATATTCCCGCTTGGTCATCGAGCCGAGCGCATCGCCCTCATAGCCCTCATAGATATTGAGGGTAAACCCGACATGGAACGGGTTGCGCGCCAGCCATTTTGACCAGAAGGAGCCAAGCTGCGACGGATCATAGGTGCGGCTGCTCAGATAGGGATCGGTGCCGATGTCATTCCATGGAAAATCCTTGATCTGGATATTGCACACCGCCCTATAGCCGAGCGGGGATTTGTCCCTGGAGCCCGAGGCGACATTGAGCACGGTGGGGGCGGTCTGGTAGTTGACGAGCGCCGGGATTGCAAGCGCCGGCTGGAAGCAATAATCGATGAGGAAGGCATCGCTTGCCTCGGTGATGAGCGTGTCGCCGGCCTCGGTGAGGAGGTTAATATTATTATCCTGCCAATCGTAGACGGCATCCGGCACGAAGCGGAGGATTAGCTCGCTGGCAAGGTTGAGCGCCGCCGTGGCCTTGCAAGTCTTGTCGGTGTTCCAACACTTGTCGCCCGTCGCCGTGCAGGGAGAGACGCCGAAGGTATTAATACACAACGGCTGAATGATCTCGATGACCTCAAGCGGGCGCGAGGTGAAGGCCATTTAGTAATACCCCGTCACACTGAGGCTCACCGCGCGAAAGTCCTTTGTGCCCATGTTGGAGGGCTCCACGTCCTTATCGGTCCACACGAAACCGACATCCTCGGAAATCTTGGAGGGGTTGCCGGCAATGCAGAAGGGCGAGAGCGGCAGCGTCTTGGCGAAAGGCTCAAACGTGGAGGTGTACCAAGAGGCCGTGAGATAGTCCCACTCATAGCTCGAAACGACGGCCTTGCGCTTGGCGATGCGCCCGAGCCACTGGCCGGTTTCGGAAAACTGCTGTTGCGCCTCGGTCACTCGGTTGAGGTTGAGGGGGCGGTGCCCGCCATAAAGCGGGATGGTCATTTGCAGGGCCACGCCGAGGCGGATGATGCCCACAGCAATATCGGAGCCCTCATTCACCACGAGGCGCACCTCGGCCACGTTATAGGCCGCGCCGGCATTGTTGAACATCACGCAAATCGTGCTCGTGTCGGTCGGGGTGATGCTCTTGCGCGTGGTATAGGGGCCGCCGGCAATCGCCGCCGTCTGCACGTCGATCGTCTTGCCGGTGAGATTGTGGGCGGCAATGAACAGCGTATCGACATCCACCGCCGCCGAGGGGGTGATGAGCCAGTTATTGGCCCCCGGAATAAGCTGCCACCGCTGCGAGGTGTAATCATTGGCCGCATAATCCGGGTTGCTGCCGTCGCCCGTCACGGTGCCAGTGATGGTGGCATAAAGAATGCGCGCATTCGTGAGGGGCTGGTTGCTGCCAACGGTATAGGCGGAATAGTCGATCATCAGTTGCCCGCAACAATTTGCCAGTTGGTGCCATTGGAGACGAGAATTGCCCAGGTGCCCGCCACGCCCGCGAGAATGGCGGTGCTTGCCGATGTGGAGGTGCGCGGGATGACATTGCCCGAGGCTGAAATCACGGTTTGCGCCTGGAGCGTGAGAATGAACAGCATGCGCCCGGTGCAGCCCGAGGCCGTGGGCAGCGTGAGCGTATTGGAGGCCGCGCGGTTATTGATGATGAAGGTATCGGTAGCGGCCACCGTATAGTTGGCCGTCACCGTCACCGGCGCGTTGATCCCGAATGAGCCGTTGACATGGAGCTTTGAAAGCGGCGTTGCGGTGCCGATGCCGATGCGATCGGTTGAGGCATCGAGAAAGAACAGGTTGGCGTCGGTGTCGCCTTCCATGCGCACATCGACATCCGCACCATTGTCGTTGAAAACGACGGCCCCCTCCACCGTGAGGTTAGGCACATTCTTGAAGAATTCGGTGCGCGTGATGTATTTCGTTTCGGTGGCGCTCACGTCCACGATCACAAGTTGATCGCCCGTTGCGGCGGCGGAGCCCAAGAGCGCGTTAAGGGCGGAAATCTTCTTGTTGGCCATTAGGCGATAACTCCGCGAATCTGCCCGCCGTTGCGCTGGGTGCTGTTGAGTTGGTCAATGAACTGCCGGGCGAATTTCTCGCCAAAGCCCATCGGATCATTGGTGAGGGTGAATGCAAATGTGGTGGTGGGTGATGCCGCCGCCGGGCTACCGCCGCCCTTGCCGCCGCCGCGCGAGGCCCCCACGCTGCCACCGCCGCCCCCTCCTCCGCCGCTATCGCTCACGCCCTTGATCGAGGCCACGGCACCCAAGCCCGTGGCGAGCACCTGTGCATAGGCCGCGAGGTTGGCGGGATAGGGAAGCGTCAAGGCTTTGGCGGCACCTTGGAACGTCGAAATTAGCGCCTGTGCGATGGCGAACACCTTGGCGATCTTGGTGGTTTTCTTGCCGCCCAATTGCGCGATCTGCGCCATGGAGCCAAAAAAGTCGGAAGCATATCCGAGGTTAGTTGCCCACGCGCTCGCCTGAATATTACGAACATCCGTCTCGTGCTGCTTCGCAAGCTTGCTCGAAAGGTCGTAATACTCCTGTTCCTTGATGAGCTTATTTTGCAGCGCGAGATCGAGGGCCTGCTGATCTTCCTGATACTGCGCGGCCTTCAATTCTTGCTCGGTTTTAAAGCTATCCTGAATCAGCTTGAGGCGATCGGTCCAATAGGAGCCCTCGGCCTGCGCCGGGTTGACGCCCTCTTGCGCGCCCTTGCCCGATTTGGTGAGGTCGGGGAGGCGCGGCGCGGTGGTCTTGGTATTGCTGGCCGGGCCGCCGAGATCGCCCTTGGCGCCCTCGTTGACGGTCTGGAGCGTGCCGACAAGGCCGGCAACCACGCTATCGGTCTGTGCGGCTTGCGCGCGGATGTTCTCGAAAGCGACTCCCCAACGCTGCATGGCCACGGTGAAGCCCTGCGGATCGCTGCCATTCTGCGCGAGCACGTTCCAGATTTGGCCGAGCGCGTAAATTTCCTGATAGGTGGTGGCCGCCGTCTTGGCCACCTCCATAAGCGCATCTTTGAACAGGCCCGTTGCGATCTGCACGTTTTCGCTGTTGGTCATCAAGTCCAAGAGGGCCTGAGACAGTTGCAGCAACGTGGGGAGAAGCGGGTTGATGATCTGATTTGTGAAGCCCTGCATGACGGCATGCAGGCGGGTGATATTATCGTTGAAATCCTGCGCGGCCTGCGCCGTCTCGCCCGAGATCGTGACGCCGAGCCGGTCGGCCTCGGCGCTCATCTCCGCCAGCCCGTCGCGCCCGGAGTTGAGGAGCGGGATCAAATCCGCGCCTGAGCGCCCGAATATGTCCATGGCGATCGCGGTCTTGCCGGCGCCATCCTGCATGCCTGCGAATTTCGAGGCAACGTCGGCCATCACCTCGCCGGTGGTGCGGAGGTTGCCCATGGCATCGGTGGCGGAGATGCCGAGCGCCTGGAGGCCGGCGGAGCCGTTCTCCATGTTCTTTGAGAGAAGGCCGAGGCCAACCTGCAACTGTCCGAGCGAGACATCCGAAAGCCGCGCGGCATATTCCAGCCGGGAGAGCTCCTCCGAGGTCGAGCCGATCTTCTGAGCGGTCTTGCCGATCGCATCGGCATAATCGAGGGCGGCTTGGCCTGCGTCCACGAATGCCTTGACGGTGAGCCCCGCGCCGATCGCGCCCGCCGCCGCCTTGCCGAAAGCAAGGATCGATTTCATGGCCGAGTCGAGTCCGCGGTTTAAGTCCGTGGTATCGGCGCCGAACCTGACCTGAATGCCGCTAGTCTCGGCCATCTTCCACCAATTCCTTTAACTCATCAACCTCGGCACGGGTGAGCGCCCCGGCGTATCGCTCGCCCTTGTCGGCGGGCGCCTTCAATTCATACTCGAGCCACCATTCGGGCAGCGTCATCTCCCAGAATTCCGAGGGCTGGATTCCCCATTCCCGCGCCCACAGATACATTCCGTCCCAATCTAGACCTCCGGGCTCTCCTCCGCCCTCGCCGGGGTCGGGGACTCCTCGGCTCGGGCGGCGGGATTTTTTGCGTTGGCCGGCGAGAAGGCTTCAAGCACCGAGGTGATGAGCGCGGTTGCGCTCTCCTGTGTGCCGGTCATTAGCTCCTGGTAGGCGTCATCTTCCGTGACCTTGGCGCCTGCCGCCTGGAGCATACGCGCCAGCACGAAAGCGATATGGGAGATCGGCGGGCGGCCTTGCGAGGTGCGCACCGCAATATCGGTGAGCGAAATATCGCCCATCTCGATCGTGCGCATGAGTTTCATGGAAGGGACAAGCCGATATTCGGTGCCCTTCCATGTGATGGTAAGCTCTCTGAAAACAGCCATGTGGCCCCTTATCAGCTAAAGGTGATGGTGCCGCTCGACTGGAACGTGCCCGTGAATTCCGTAGCACCGTCATGCTCGCCGGTGATTTCGACACCCGCGAAGTAGAAGTCACCCGTGAAGGAGCCGATGCCAAGCACCTCAATCGTATAGGTATCGATGAGAGCCGATGCCGTGCCCACCACGAGGGCGAGATAGGTGCTATCGGTGATGATTCCCTTGACCTCGGCATCCACGGAGCGCACGCCCACGTCAGCGAGATAGGTGCGCCAACCCGAGTCATCCTTGCTCGTGATGTCGATGGGCTCGTTATTGATCTTGATGGATTCGGCCTTGGCGCCCGCCACGTAGGTGGAGCCGCGCTTGACGCGAACCTTTCGGCCAGAGATTGCAGCCATGTTTCAGTCTCCTCTTGCTAGGCCACAGGCCCGCGGATGTTGGAATAGGCGATTGTCGAGCCCACCGAATTGGTGGCGGTGACGCGGCACCGGATATACTTGCCGGAATCGGACACGGTGAGCGCGTAGGTGGAACCCGTGGCCGAGCCGATATCGGTCCAGCCCGGATCGTTGGCGTCGGCCACCGCGCAACGCTGCCACTGCCGGGCATAAGTGATCGTCGCATCGCCCGCCCATGTGCCATTCGTGGTGGTCTGTGTATTGGTGCCCGAGAGCGTGCCGGTGATGGCCGGCAGCACGGTGTTGTAGGGTCCGATCGTCACCGTGAACGTGCCGGTGCCTTCAAGCGTGCCCGTGAAGGTCGCAACGCCGTCGTGCTCGGCGCCAAGCTCCACACCCTGGAGATAGAAGTCACCCGCCAGCGTGAACAGCCCGGAGATCGTCACCACGCCGGCCACGATCGCCACGGATGTGGGATCGCCCATGATGTCATCGAGCAAGGCGGTATCCTTGATCACGCCCTTGACCTCGCACGACACCGAGCGGAGGCCGGCATCCGCGAGGAGCGTGCGCCAACCGGAATCATCCTTGTCGGTTATGTCGAGCGGCTCATTATTGAGCTTGACGCTATCTGTCTTGGCCCCCACGACTGAAACGCCGTTTCGGGAAATGCGCACCGCGCGGCCAGAGATCGCACCCATTACTCACCTCGACAACTTAGAACATATCACGCATTGGTTAGGTTAGCCACAGCACTCGATAAAGGAGGAGCGCCCTTTTCGTTTTCCCGTCCTGGTCGCGGGTGAATGTCGCGCTCTCAAGCTCGGTGGTGATATGGGTGGCACCCGAGATCGTGAGCGATTGCCGGCGCAAGCGCGCGTCGATCACGTCAGCGATGCCCTTGAGGTCAAGCATGGAGGCGGCGCGTTCCCATACGTCGATCTGCACGATCGCGGAGCCGCCCGGCGCGTCCTTTGTATCAAACGGGTTGATGACATCGGCGCCGATCGTCACGAATGGAAAATCCGTTGCCTTCTCGGGGTCTGCCGCCTGGGGCACATCGGTGAAGATCGGCACGAGCGGATCATAGGCGGTGGAGAGAAGCGAAAGCAGGCTCGAGTCATTGAGCCGGGTGAAGATCGCTTGTTGCAGGGCGGCGGATTTCATTTTGTCACCTTCTCGCCCTTGGCCTTGGCCTGCGCGATGACCTTCTCGACGCGCTTCTCAAGCCGTGGCGCCATTTTCTCGGAGGCCGGAAGCCATGACGGGCGGGCGCGCATCAACCGCGTGCCAAATTCCAGATAGAACGCATAATCAAGCCGCGAGCCGATCGCCGCGGTGAGGCTGTTGATCTGCACCAGATAAGTGGAACTCACGAGCGCGCCCGTGTCCGTGGCCGGTGCCTCGCCCGGCGCCGAAGCCTGGTGCATTTTCTTGCCGCGCTTGTAGAGATTGCCGGTCTTGGGCGGCCCCTGAATCCTTCTCCTCACCTCGGTGAGGGTTTCCAGCGCCGTGGCCGTCACCGCCGTGGCAATGCCCTTCTCGATGTCGCGGCCAAACTGGCGCAGCGCCGCCGCCACCTTGTCAGCGCCCACCACGTGCACATGCAACGGCGTTTGGCTCATGACGCGGCCCCGCCGTCAACGTCGATCTGGAGCCATTTGTCTGCCCACTCGATATTGTCGATAAACCGGATATTGTGCACCTTGTCGCGGATGCGTACCCGGTCGCTTTCGAGGAGCCCGGTGGTGTAGCGGATCACCACGCGCACGCGCACGATCGCCTCGGTGCGGTCGGAAGCATAACGCTCCGAGCCGCCCACATTCATCACGAAAGCCCGCGTTGGCGTGCCGGCGATCGCCGCCCATGTCTCGGTTTGCCCGCCGGCCCCGTCACTCACGAGGCTTTTGCGCTCAAAGGCCACCACCTCCTTGAGCTTGCCCGCGTGCATGTCCGAGCATTTGAGGGCCATTAGAGCCTCGCGGGCTTGTATTGCCGCATGAGGCCCTCGGCGCCCGAGGCTGAATAGGCATCGGCGGGATCGCAGTCATCGCCGCGGTGCGAATAGAGGTAGGCGGCAAGCTGCTTCACGGCGCGTTTCATGGGCGCGGGCCC